AGAATTTCCGACTATGTGAGGTGGTTACGTGAGTACATTCCCGGAACGGCTGCGGAAGTTAAGGGAATCTGAGCGGCCTGCTAAAAGCATGAGAGTGAAAGCGGAGCTGATTGGGATTGGGCATGATACGCTGCGGAAGTACGAAACCGGGGAGAACGAACCGGCTCTCAGCCAATTGAAGCTGATAGCGAATCATTACCACGTCAGTTTGGATGAGCTTGCATGGGACGAGGGCGAGCGAGAGGGCAAACCTTTATAGTATCGCAAAAAAAATTGGTCTTTGCCCCTGATTCGGGGCAAGCATAGAAAAATATGTGTCAGAATGAGGGTGCGGGGTTATATCCGTATCCTCATTCTTTCCATCCTTTCTTTCCTCCTGACCCCGGCGGATGCCGGGGATATGCAGACGTAGCTCAGTTGGCAGAGCACCGCGCCAGGAGGTATGCGCAGGTTCAAGTCCTGCCGTCTGCACCAAATCCCAAAGCTGATAGCGTACAGGGGCAATATTGCGGCAAGCCCATACTTGGCGAGCGTTGTGTCCCGTCAGCAGGGCGTGGCTCCGCGAAGGGCCGTTCGATTTGCCCGCGTTGAATCGAGCGTTACTTAGAACACGTACCCGCTCCGGCGGGTACGCAAACGCGGGATATAGGGGCGAATGTTCCAAGGCTGGCGAGGCGGTCTCCAAAACCGCTTGGGTGGGTTCGATTCCCAACCGTCCCTGCCAGATGTATGCTACCGCATTGCGGCACCACGGAAGGGTAAGACCGCTACAAGGGGCTTGCCTGTGCGCTGTATGAAAGCGGCAGGCCGAAGAAAATTTATTATTTGGCTGGCTCCGGCTATGAATGAAGAAACGGATGCGACCGACATACCGGCGCAGGGCTGAAAAGTTCCGTGGGATACCGGCATTGCTACGCTCTGCGCGAGTGCCGAGGCGTTCAATGGATGTGGCGTGGTGGCGGCAATCGTATGATTAGGCCGCTGTGTAAGCAATTCAAACAGAGCGCAATGCCGGGACCTGTGAAAAGAATAACGCCCAATGTGGGCGGCGTTGTAGCCTTTTGGGGCGGGTAAAGCCTGCTATGTAAGGCCAAGGGGTGGGGGCCGGTAGCAAAACAGGAGGATGGCATGGAAATCACAAAGCGGCGGCTTGCGGATATTGTGCCGTATGCCGCAAACGCAAAAAAGCATGATAAGCGGCAAATCAACAACGTTGCGGAGAGCATCAAGCAGTACGGCTTTGTGCAGCCGATTGTGATTGACCGTGATGGCGTGATCGTAATCGGGCACTGCCGCGCTCTGGCGGCAAAGAAGCTGGGCATGGAAGAAGTGCCTTGCGTTTGCGTGGACGATCTCACACCGGAGCAGGTGAACGCCCTGCGGCTGGTGGATAACAAGAGCAACGAGAGCGATTGGGACTTTGACCTTCTGGCTGATGAGCTGCCTGGTCTCGACCTGTCGGCGTTTGATTTTGAATGGGGTCTGCGTGACGAACTGAATGATTCCGTTGTCGAGGATGATTATGAACCTGTCATTCCGGCGGAGCCGAAGAGCAAGCTGGGCGATGTGTACCAGCTTGGAGACCATCGCCTTATGTGCGGAGACAGTACGTCTTTGACGGACGTACAAAGACTTGTGGGGGGGGCACAAATCGATCTTCTTCTTACCGATCCTCCGTACAATGTGGACTATCAGGGCACCGCCGGTAAAATCAAGAACGATAACATGGAAGATGCAGCCTTTAGGAAGTTCCTGACGGATGCCTTCTCCAATGCGGCGATGGTTATGAAGCCCGGTGCTCCGTTTTACATTTGGCACGCCGACAGTGAAGGGTATAACTTCCGTGGTGCGTGTAAAGATTCAATGCTGCGTGTCCGGCAGTGCCTGATTTGGGTGAAGAATTCCCTCGTAATGGGAAGACAGGATTTCCAGTGGAAACATGAACCTTGCCTGTACGGTGAGAGCGAGATTGAAGAGGATGCGCACGAGCCTTGCCTTTACGGCTGGACGGAAGGCAAGAAGCACTACTTCTTCAAGAACCGCAGACAGACTACCGTTCTGAATTTTGATAAGCCTGTCAAGTCTGCGGAGCATCCGACCATGAAGCCGATTAAGCTGTTTGATTACCAGATGCAGTGCTCCAGCAAGCCGGGGGAGAATGTTCTCGACCTGTTCGCTGGATCTGGAACAACGATTATGGCAGCGGAGCAGAATGGCAGACACGCTTTCTGCATGGAGTATGATCCGAAGTATGCAGACGTCATTGTTGACCGGTGGGAGAAGTTCACCGGAAAGAAGGCGGTGCTTCTGCATGACTGATGCTCAGGCGACTGCACGAAGGATGTTGAAGAAAAACCATCAGTATTTATCCACACAGCAAATGAAAACACTGAACGGGCTGATTAAGTCCGGCGATATTACAGGGGCCATGAATGGCCTGCATACATTGGTGGCAAGAAATCTGACTGCGAGAAAGAAATCTCTGGCATGATCGAATCTTAAGGAATGGAGGGGTGGAAGTGGCGCGGACTGGAAGGCCGAAAAAGGTAATAAATCAAAAGCTGTTTGAGAACCTATGCGGTATCCAGTGCACGGAAGTGGAAATCTGCGGAGTGCTTGAGTGCAGCGCGGACACCCTGAATCGATGGTGCAAACGGACGTATAAAATGACTTTTGCGGACACATATAAAAGCAAGAGTCAGGTAGGAAAGTCGAGCCTGCGGAGAGCGCAGTGGAATCTGGCCCAAAAGAACGCAAGCATGGCTATTTGGCTGGGGAAACAGTACCTTGGACAGCGCGATATTGCTGATCTGGGCTTGCCGACGGATAACACGCAGGAGGACGCTTTGAGCGTGAGCCTGCGTGAAATGGCAGAAGGGTTGGAGAGCGATGATTAGCCCAAAGCAAGCAAAAATCCTCGCTTTTCCCTATTCCAAGTATGACGCGCTGATCTGCGACGGCGCTGTGCGTTCCGGCAAGACTTCCATCATGATGTGGGCGTTCGTCCGCTGGGCGATGGAGAATTTCAGCGGTCAGCGCTTCGGCGTGTGTGGCCGAACGGTGGACAGCTGCACCAAGAACATCATCGTGCCGTTTACCGCGATGAGCCTTGCTAAAGAGCGATATATCATCCGCTGGCGGCGCGGTGACAAGGTGATGGAGGTGCGGCGCGGAGCCGTGACGAATTACTTTGAGGTGTTCGGTGGAAAGGACGAGGCAAGCTATACGCTGATCCAAGGCCGCACGCTGGCGGGTGTGTTGCTGGACGAGGTGGTGCTGATGCCGCGTTCGTTCGTGGAACAGGCACTTGCGCGTTGCTCGGTAGACGGGGCAAAGCTGTGGTTTTCCTGCAACCCGGGAAGTCCACATCACTGGTTCTATCAGGAGTGGATCAAGCGGAGCCGTGAGCGTAATGCACTGTATCTACACTTTGAAATGACGGACAACCCCGGCCTGAGCAAGCGCACCCTTGAACGGTACGAGAATATGTATGCCGGTATATTTTATGACCGGTATGTGCGTGGCCTGTGGGTAGCGGCAGAGGGCATCGTCTATAAGGATTTCGCCAACGATACAGAAAAGTATTTAATCGGAGACCCTTTGGAGTGGGCCAAGCAAAACGGCACCAGTTTCTCAATCATTTCCATTGGCGTTGACTTCGGTGGCACAAAATCTGCAACGAAATTTCAGACCACTGGGATCACAAAAGATTTCCGGGTTGTGGCGTTGGAAGAAGAATACATCAAAAACGAAGAGATTGACCCGGATGCATTAAACCGGCGCTTTGCTACGTTCTGCCAGCTGATAACGTCAAAGTATGGTTACAGCCAGACACGAGCGGATAGTGCGGAAACGGTGCTCATTCGAGGTTTAGACCACACGGCACAAAAACTCCGGCTGGGCACCCAAGTTAAGAACGCACTGAAAATGCAAATTACGGACAGAATTCGGCTGGTTGTGCTGCTGATGAAGCAGGGGCGGTTCAAGGTTTCCAGAAGCTGCCCCCATCTGATCGATGCACTGCAATCCGCTATTTATGATCCTGATAAATTTGAGGACGAGCGATTGGATGATGGCACGTCCGACATCGACAGCTTGGATGCCTTTGAGTACAGCATTGAGCCTTATTACAAAGACCTGGAACGTGCCGGTCACATGATGGGACGGTGAAATAGTGAATATCCGCAGAGCATTAAAGGATCTTGGGTTTGACACGGTCGACAGCAAATTTTACTCTCTGATCGACCTGTGGAACGCATGGTATAAGGGAAACGTTGAAGATTTTCACAGCTATACGGTGTGGAATGGCATTGAAGAGCTAGAGTGCCACCGTTATTCGGTTGGAATGGGAAAGAAAGTCTGCGAGGATTGGGCCAACCTCCTAATGAACGAGCGAGTCAACATCACGCTTGAAGGCAAACAGGAACAGGAATTTATCGATACTGTTTTTTCGGATAACAATTGGGAAGTCAAGGCTAACGAATCGCAGGAGCGCAAAGCGGCAGTAGGAACCGTTGCGTATGTGCCGGTGATGGAAGGCATGGGAATTAACCCAGATACAGCAGAAATCGTTGATTCTGGCCGTATCCGCATCAATTATGTCAGTGCCGGGAACATCTACCCGCTGACGTGGGATAACGGTGTTATTCGCGAGTGCGCGTTTGCATCCACACGGAAGGTCGATGACACGGAATATACTTACATCCAAGTGCACAGGCTGCGCAACGGAGAGTATGACATTGAGAACCATCTGTATGATGCGGAGGAAGTCCCGCTGTCCAGCGTGAAAGGATTTGAAACAATTCCTCCGGTGGTTCATACCGGCAGCGAAAAGCCGCAGTTCGTGATCGACCGGCTGAACATTGCAAACTCTGACGAAAACAACCCGCTTGGCGTGGCTGTGTTTGCCCACGCCATCGACCAGCTTAAGAGCGTTGACATTACCTATGATAGCTATGTGAACGAATTTGTGTTGGGCAAGAAGCGCATTGTGGTGCAGCCGGAGGCAACCAAGAGCATTGACGGTCGGCCAGTGTTTGATAAACGTGAAACTGTGTACTATGTGCTGCCGGAGGACAGGGGCGGCAACGGCAACATCTTACAACAGGTCGATATGTCGCTGCGGACGGCGGAGTTTAACACCGGTATGCAAGATATGTTGAATATCCTGTCCAGCAAGTGCGGTTTCGGTGAGAACCATTACAAATTCAATCAGGGCAGCATCGCAACGGCCACGCAGGTCATCAGCGAGAACAGCACCCTGTTCCGCACGATCAAAAAACATGAAATTGTGCTTGAACAGGCAATTACAGAGTTGTGCCGGAGCTTGCTCCGCATGGGGAATCGGTACATGGGCGCATCCCTCAATGAGGACGTCCAGATCTCCATTGACTTTGACGATTCCATCATTGAGGACAAGGGTCAGGACTTTAACCGTGACATGCAGCTTCTTAACGCTGGCATCATGAACGATTGGGAGTTCCGTATGCGCTGGATGAATGAGGACGAGGCGACCGCAAAAGCAGCGCTGCCAAAGGCACAGGACATGGTGACCGAGGAAGAAACGGAGGTCGAGTAATGGGCTTTGGAGAAAATACTGGGACTTTTGGGGTTGTGAAAAATGAGCCGGTATCCATTTACCCCGGAACTACTTGATGCGCTCCCAGAGGATCTGGCAGAACTGTTCCGGGCGCTTGAGATTACACTTCTTGAAGAAATCTGTTCCCGGCTGAAAGCTGCGGACGAGCTGAACGAGGTAACGGTGCAGGACATCCGGGCACTGCGGTCTCACGGCATCGACCTAAAGGAAATCAAGAAAGCAATCCGCGAAACTTCCGGCATCAGCAAAACGAAGTTGGACAAGCTGCTGGGCGATGTGGTCGCAAGGAACCAACAGTATTACACCGACCTGATCGACCTTGCGCATATCACCCAACCTGAGACACTGGTTGACGCTGCGGAAGTGGCGGCAATCAGGACGCAGACACTTGATACATTCCACAATCTGACCGCATCCATGGGCTTCCTGGTGGACGCTGGGCGTACAATGCTACCACCTGCCAAAGCGTACCAATGGGCGCTTGACAGCGCAGCATTGCGGGTGCAAAGCGGTGCAATCAACTACAACCAGGCGATCAAAACGGCGGTGAAGGAGCTTGCGGACAGCGGTCTAAAAGTGGTTGACTACGAAAGTGGCCATCGGGATCATGTCGATGTTGCCGTGCGGAGAGCTGTAATAACCGGCGTATCTCAGATCTGCGCCAAGTATACGGAGCAATCAGCAGAATATTTGGATACACCCTATTTTGAAGTTTCGGCCCATGTTGGCGCACGAGATAAGCCGGGACCGTCACCATGGTCATCGCATAAGGATTGGCAGGGCCGTGTTTACAGCGTCCGCACCGGGGATATTTACCCGAACATCTATGAGGTTTGCGGTCTGGGTGCTGTTGATGGCCTGGAAGGGGCCAACTGCCGCCACAGGCGGTTCCCATGGGTTGAGGGCGTGTCCGATCGTACCTACACGGATGAACAGTTGGAACACATCGATGATGGCCACGGCTGCACATTTGATGGCAAGGATTACACGGCATACGAGGCAACCCAGATGCAGCGCCGTATTGAGCGGACGGTTAGAAAGTTAAAGCGCGAAAAAGCCGCCTACAAGGCCGCAGGATTGCATGAAGACGAGACTGCGGTAAACATACGGCTACGGCGGTTAAACGCCAAATACAAGGCGTTCAGTGCGGAAGCTGGCCTGCCGGAGCAGCCGGAGCGGATGCGCGTCTATTTCACGGATGACGCAACGTTAAAAACGGCAAATGCCATGAAAGCGCATCGGGCGGAAGTGGCAGCGGCTAACGCTAAAGACGATAGAGACACTCTTGAGTTTTTCGGCGCAGACGCAAGAGATAACTTGAATTCTATTGTAAAAAGACGTACAATGAAGCTGGAAAATGGCTTTGCCTGTTTCCCGGATGGGGACCCATTAAACGAGAATGTTAAAAGGGTAAAGCCACTTAAAACGTATTTTGACGTTGCTATGCACGGGAGCCAGTCGGCGGTTGGATTTGGCTCAGAAGAAACAAACATGTCACCGAGATTGCTTGCGTCTGTAATTCGACATAGTAGTGGATGGGGCGGGCAAAAAGTGAGGTTGTTGTCATGCAACACAGGCAAGCGTATTGAAAATAATTATTGCTTTGCAGAGGAACTTGCAAATGCGCTTGGCGTAAAAGTAAAAGCACCAACCGATGTTCTATACATACCACCTAACGGGGAAATGTATGTGGGGGACAGCGGAGAGGGATATTTTGAAACGTATAAGCCAAACGAAAGGGGGCGGGTAAAATGATGCTATTCGGGTATTTTAAAGGCATGAAATATAGCACTCATGGCGATGACTTTGAAAAGTATCGCACGTTTAGAAATACTATCAGCCGGGATAAAATCGTTGAGCATATAGAATCATTAACCCCAGCCCTTGCGTGTTTTGAAACGTTTGATATTTTTACGGGAGAAAGATTGCGAGCGGGTCAATACATTGATGGCGATTTCAGGTTCCCACTTGATTTTCTGCATTACTACAAGAATTATAACATTGGCATCCCTTATGAGTACGAAGCGTACTTGAAAGAAATTGGGGTGGGCTGATGGATGATAAACTGATGCAGGCCATCGAGGCTATTATCCGGCGCGGCAATGATGCGGAGATCCGGCGCAAAGGTGACGGGTACATCGTGTTAGAGGTCAAGAAAACAATCAAATATTCAACTCCCGCGTAATTGGGCGCGGGAAAGGGCAATAGGAGCCAACTGCTGAGGAATTCTCGGTGGTTGGCTCTTTTGTTTTAAGTAAAACCCGCAGAGAACAGCGGTTTTTATAAAAACTATCGTCCGCGAAGAAACGCGGCCAAAGAAAGGGAGATAGTGTCATGGCACTTACACGCAAACTTTTGAAGGGTATGGGTCTCACCGACGAACAGGTGGATACCATCATCGAAGCGCATACCGACACCGTGGACGGCTTGAAGGCTGACGTCAGCAAGTACAAGGCGGACGCGGAGAAGCTGCCCGGAATCCAGAAGCAGTTGGATGACCTCAAGGCAGCAGGCGACGGCGGCTATAAGGAAAAGTACGAGAAGGAACATTCGGATTTTGAAGCTTATAAGTCCGGCATCACAGAAAAAGAAAGCAAAGCGGCAAAAGAAAAGGCCGTCCGTGCTTACTTTGAAAGCAAAAACATCACCGGCGCAAATCTCGACCTTGCGATGCGCGGCTGCGGCGAGGAAATGGCCGCATTGGAGCTGGACGGCGAGAAGATCAAGGACACCAAGAGCCTTGACGCTCTCGTAGACGGCACCTATAAGAGCCTTGTTTCTAAGCCTGCTGTCCGGCTGGACATGGGCGCACGGCTCAACGAGGGCGGAAAGCCTATGACCAAGGACGAGATTATGCAAATCACCGACAGAACTGAGCGGCGCGCTGCAATCGCCGCAAATATGGATTTGTTTAGAAAGGAAGAATAAAAATGGCTGTTGATCCTAAGCTGATTAAGAAGGAAGATCTCGCCCGTGTTCGTGAGATCGAATTTACCGAGATGTTCGGCTATTCCATCAAGAAGCTGATGGAGGCTCTGGGCGTTACTCGTAAGATCGCCAAGCAGGCCGGTACTGTGCTCAAGAGCTACAAGGCTACCGGCACTTTGGAAGACGGCGCTGTGGCTGAGGGCGAGACCATCCCCCTGAGCAAGTACAAGACCGAGGCTGTGAACTACAAGGAGATCACCTTGAAGAAGTGGCGCAAGGCCACCCCTGCCGAAGCAATCACCGATCGCGGCTACGATCAGGCGGTTGAAATGACCACCGATGAAATGCTAAAGGATGTGCAGAAGGGCATCCGCAAGGACTTCTTCGACTTCCTCGCAACCGGTACGGGTACGGCCAGCGGTGCGACCTTCCAAGCGACCTTGGCTCAGGCATGGGGCCAGCTGCAGGTGCTGTTCGAGGATGACGAAATCGGCGCAGTGTATTTCATGAACCCGCTGGACGTTGCGGACTATCTCGCAACTGCCAACATCACCCTGCAGACCGCTTTCGGCATGACCTATGTTGAGAACTTCCTCGGTCTGGGCACTGTAATCTTGAACTCCAGCGTCCCCAAGGGCAAGATTTACGCCACTGCCAAGGACAACATCGTCCTGTACTACATCCCTGTGAACGGCGCTGATCTGGGCGAGGTGTTCAACTTCACCACCGACGCCACCGGTTATATCGGCATCCACGAGGAACCCGATTACACCAACATGACCGCATCCGATACCGTTATCAACGGCATGGTTCTGTTCGCCGAGCGCATTGATGGCGTGGTTGTCGGCACCATCACTCCGGCAGTGGGGGGCTAACCGAACTGCTGAGTGAGCCTGACCCTGAAACCCCTGCTTTCTCCGACATGACAAAAGCTCAATTGCTTGATTATGCCGGGGAAAACGGGGTGGACGGGGTCAGCAGTTCAATGCGCAAGGCTGACATAATCGCAGTATTGGAAGGGAGCTGACCTAATTGACATACGCTGATTACGCATACTACTCCGGTGTCTATATGGGCACTGTAAGCAGTGGGGATTTTCCGCGTCTGGCTGTCCGGGCCAGCTCCTTCCTCGATTATTTCACGCAGAACCGAGCCAAGGACAACGCGGATCTGGATGCGGTAAAGATGTGCTGCTGTGCGCTGGTTGACAAGTACGCGGTTATCGAAGCCGCGCAGGCGCTTGCAATGAAGAACCTGGCGACTGCTTCCGCTAATGATACAGAAGTCAAAAGCGAAACGGTTGGCGGTTATTCCCGCACACTGGCGACCGGCGGCGAATCTTCCGTTTCTGCGCTGAACGCTACGGATGGGGCAAGAAAGCTGCTCGCAGAGACCTGCATGGAGTATCTTGCCCACACTGGCTTGCTGTACCGAGGGAGGGGGTGCGGATCATGTACGCTCCCCACACTGTAACGATCTACAATCCGGTCAAAGAAACCGACAAGGAGACGTTTCAGGAAACGCAAAAGCTGTATGTGACCGTACTTCGTGGCGTGATGCTGCAAGCGTCTAAGGCGGTTAACGTGCGCGAGAGCGGCCTTGCCGGAGCGGATGCGGTTGACCTCTACATCCCGTTTGGGGTGGAAGCCGTGGACGGCTTTACCGGCAAAGCGAAAACCTATGCCGGTCCGCAGCGGTTTTACGCTGCAGAGGATAAAACCGACCTGTGGACGCTTTCTGTCAAAGGAAACGGCGGGACAACGTTTTTCATCAAAGGCGAGTTTGTGGCAGACAATGAAACTGTGGCGCTGGCTCAGGACAACTGCTACACCGTGACCAAGGTTGACGAAAAGGACTTTGGCAGCGTTGATATGCAGCACTGGCAGGTCGGAGGCGTGTGATATGGCGTTGAAATTCTCTGTTCAGACGGATGGCATGGACGCTGTAAAAGAGGCCATTTCCAGGGGCTGTGATCGCGCAGAACACGTTCTGGCGTTGCAGATCGCAAAAGATACCGCACCGTTCGTGCCTATGCTCACAGGCTCTCTTAGGACGCGTACAAGGGTAACGGGAAACACGGTTGTTTATCCAGGGCCGTATGCCAGATATCTGTACTACGGCAAACTGTACGTTGACCCGCTGACCGGAAGCGCTTATGCGCGGAAAGGAGTTACGAAGGTTCCGGCGGTGCCGGAAAAGAATTTGATTTTCCACAGAGCCGGGACCTGCTCCCATTGGTTTGAAGCATCCAAGGCACAGAACATGGAGAAGTGGATGCGTGTAGCAGAAAAGGCGGTGAAGCGTGATCTCTAAAGAAAAACCTGTAATGCTGGCATCCAGCAGCGAAAAGGCAGACCTTGACCGCCTGATGCTGATTTGGGCAAACCGTTTCCCCGGTATTCCGGAGAATGTGGATCTGATCAAATACGAGTATTTCGCGGCGAAAACGGTAGGCATGGCGCTTTCCTCCGTTCAAGGGGCCGTTATCACCAAGAAGTATATCTGCGGTGGATATCAGGCGGAGTATTCGTTTGAAATCCACTACCAGATTGCGCCACCCGGCAAGAGCGACGATACGCGCTTGAAGGCGGTTGAGGTTTTAAACAAATTTGCGGACTGGGCGCAGATGCAGCGACCGGACATTGGAGAGGGCAGACGCGCCCTCCGCGTTGAGACGTCTGCGTTTGCATCGTATCTCGGCGCGACAAGCGACCAATACGAGGACTACATGGTCCCGCTAAAACTGATTTACGAGGTGAATGTATAATGGCAGATTTAACTTTTGCGACGCCCGAAGGTCAGACCATTGACCGCGAGCTTTTGATCGCGTATCTGAATACCGGCTCTAAGGAATCTCCCACTTGGAGCGCCATCGGTAAGCGTGTGGAGGATTCCAGCGAAGAGATGGACTGGGGTCAGGAGAGCAAGCAGGACATCCTGGGCAACACCTTCACCACCATGAAGAAGCCCGTTATTTCCCAGACCTTTGATCCCATCCCGCTGGATGCCGGTGACGCTGCTGCGGTGAAGATGTGGAACCTTGCCGTCAAGGATCATGACGCGCAGGCTCTTGCCAATCAGGATATGATGATTGGACACTTCTACGCTACGTCAGGCGAGGCGAAGTTTGCCGAGCGGTATGATTCCTGTGCTATTGCCGTGACGGGCATCGGCGGCGACGGTGGCGGTACGCTCAACATCACGAGTGAGATCACCTACGGCGGCAATCGTACGCTGGGCACCATTACCAAGGACACCAGCGGTGTGACCTTTACGGCAGGGGCTTAAAAACAAAGGGGCGGGCGCAAACCCGCCCCAATTTCGGAGGCTTATTATGAAAGACCTGATTTTCGATACCGGTTTAGTTACCTACAACATCAACGGCAAATGCGAATTCTCTTTTAACCCCACCGACAGCGCCTTTGTGGAAAAGCTGTTTAATGCCTTTGATATCCTCGACAAGAAGCAGGATGCGTACAAGGCAGAGGTGGAAAAGACCGCCAACAAGCGGGAAGTTTTTGAAACCGCCCGGAAGATGGACGAGGAAATGCGCGAGATCATCAACGATGTGTTCGGCTTTGACATTTGCTCTGCCCTGTTTGGCGAGATGAACGTATATGCGCTGGCGGACGGCCTGCCTGTGTGGGCGAACCTGATGCTTGCCATCATGGATGAGGTTGACACCACCTTTGCCCGTGAGCAGAAAGCCACCAACCCCCGCGTGAGCAAGTATACGAAGAAGTACCACAAATGAGGTACGATCTGCCGACTGCCGTAGAGGTAAACGGCACTGAGTACCAGATACGTTCTGACTATCGCGATATCCTGACGATTATTGAGGCACTGTCTGACGCTGAGTTGTCGGAGGAAGAAAAGGCCGAGGCCATGCTTGACATTTTCTATCCAGACTTTGCGGAAATGCCGCAGAGCGACTACGAAGAAGCGATAAAGCAATGCGCAAAATTCATCAACTGCGGGGAAGAACAGCGTGAGGAAAAGCGTGGACCAAAGCTGATGGATTGGCAGCAGGACTTTCCCCTGATCGTTGCCCCAGTCAACCGCGTTCTGGGACAAGAAGTCAGATCTGTTGAGTATCTGCACTGGTGGACGTGGGTATCCGCGTATCAGGAAATCGGGGATTGCACCTTTGCCCAGGTTGTGGGAATCCGCAATAAAAAGGCAAAGGGGAAGAAACTGGATAAAAGCGAACAGGAGTTTTACAAGCAGAACCGGCACCTGGTTGACTTCAAGCGGCAGTATACGGAACAGGACGAGGACGTTATCAGCAAGTGGATATGAAAACCGCCCTCCGGAGAGGGCGGCTGATTGGTGGCTTATTTTTCTACCAATTCTGCATCAATGCTGACTGTTTTAGGATCAAAAGTCAGTTTATATGTTTTTGACTCGCAAACGTTCAGCTTAAATTTTTGACTTGAAACACATCCGCGAGCGATTGAAATTGTGTGGGACCCAAAATCGAGGCGGAGAGAAACGGGCGCGTCCAAATTATGCCCTGTTTTTTCTCCATCGATAATTAAAATCGATTTCCCCTCCATGACTGAACGAGGGCGTTCACGCTCCACATAAAAGTTTGGCGAGTTTGGATCGGCGTCATTTACCAAATTTGACATTTTCTCCACCAAGGATTCCGATCTCTTTTGGAATAATTCATCTGGAATTATACCGGAATCATGCAAATCTTTTAGTTTTTGCAATTCATCCAAAATTGACCCGCTTGTTTGCGTATCAGCACTTTTACTCTGGCTTGTTTGGTTGGAAATTGCAATCAACTTATCGAACAATTCTTTTTCCTTTTTCTTGTTTCCTGTTGGGGGAGTTGGCGTACATTCAATTACAGCGGTAGTCCCGTCTGCATATTCGACAAAAAAACTATAAAGAGAAAAGTTTGATGTATGAAACAACAAAGTTTCTTCCGCCTGCCTAACGCCAAGGAGCTTTGCGGACTTGATGTTGCTTTTGTTTTTGCTAAAAAGGCTCATTATATCACTCCTTAACAATTATTTTATCCAATATAACATATAAAATTGCACATTTCAAGCAATAGAAAGAGGGTGATTGCATGGCGGATGGTTCCGTTATTATCAAGGCGGATGTTGATGACAAACAAGCGCAGGCTGAATTAAACCGGCTTACTAAAAAAATAGATTCGCTCAATGAAAAAATCAGCGATAAAAAGCAAGAGCAGATGCCACTGGTTGAGCAATCAAAACAATTAGCGGCTGTTCTCGATGACGCAAAGGCGAAACTGGACTATATGAAAAGCGGCGATGCGTTTTTTACATCCAGCTCTATAAAGGAGCAGGAGCAGACAGTAGCATCATTGCAAAAAGAATGGGACGGTGTGCAAAAAAAGGTTGAGGCAATGGATACGTCCATCGCCAAAGATACCCGAAGCCTTGAACGAATGAGCACCCGGGCGGGAGAACTTTCTGCACAGCTCGCGGGAGCCAAAAGACACACTCAGGGGATGTCACCCGCAGCCCAAGAAGCGGCAAAGCAGATGGAAAAATTCACCAACCGCATCAAGGGCCTTGCTCGACGCGTTTTTGTTTTTACGCTCATCACAAAGGCACTTCGCGCATTGAAAGATTATATGTGGAGTGCCATTCAAACAAACGAAAAGGCCATGAAGGCAGTTTCAAAGTTAAAAGGTGCTTTGCTGGTTTTAGCACGGCCCATTTTGAATGTGCTTATCCCTGCGTTTACTGTTTTTGTAAATGTGCTGACGCGTATAGTCAATACAATTTCCGACCTTGTTTCAAAAATATTTGGGACAACGGCAGAAGCATCTGCGGAAGCTGCTGAGAATCTATACGAAGAAAGCAGTGCAATGGATAAAACCGGGAAAGCTGCAAAGAAAACAAGTAAATCTTTAGCATCTTTTGACGAAATCAATAAGCTTTCCGGCAGCGATGACAAGGCCAAAAATGGGCCGGATTTTACAACGGGAATAAACGATCAACTTAGCGCAATCATGGAACTATTTACCGGCGCGCTTTTGTTTGCCATCGGCGCAATTTTAACGTTTTCCGGCGCTAATATTCCGGTTGGCATTACCCTGATGGCTTTAGGCGCTGCGGCGATCTGGGGTGCTGTAAAGACAGACTGGGGGGCAATCGCAAAACTGCTGCAAGGCCCAATCGGGGTTGTTACTGCGATCCTGTCGGTTGCGTTGCTTGCCATCGGTGCAATTATTTTGTTCTCCGGAGCAAACATACCATTGGGCTTGGGGTTGATGGTTGCTGGAGCAATCGGTCTTGCGTCTGTTGTTGCAGCTAATTGGGATACTGTTAAAAAGATGCTGCAAGGCCCAATCGGAGCCGTTGTTGCTCTTTTGAGTTTTGCGCTACTCGTAATCGGTGCAGTGATTCTGTTTTCTGGCGCGAACATCCCGCTTGGCCTTGCGCTAATGGCTGTTGGTGCTGCTGGGATGGCAACAGTCATTGCGGCGAATTGGGATACAATTAAAGAAGCACTGCAAGGCCCTGTTGGAGCCGTTGTTGGCCTGCTTTCTGGCGCGTTGTTGGGTTTGGGTGCAATCTTGTCGTTTAGCGGTGCAAGTGTTCCGCTCGGTTTAGGGCTAATGGTTGCTGGCGCAATTGGGCTTGCGACTACGGTTGCGGCGAATTGGGATACAATTAAAACCTTGCTGCAAGGCGCTATTGGCGGCGTTGTTGCCGTGGTTAGCAGCGCACTATTGGTTATCGGCGCAGTCTTAGTATTCAGCGGAGTCGCACTTCCTCTCGGGATTGGATTACTTATTGCCGGAGCTGCCGGTCTTGCGGCAACGGTGATTGCAAACTGGGATACAATAACAAATCTGCTGGGTGGCCCCATCGGAGCAATCACGGCTATGATAAGCGGCGCTTTGCTTGTCTTGGGCGTAATCCTTGTGTTTACCGGAGTTGGTATCCCTCTTGGTTTGGGAATGATCGTAACCGGAGCGGCTGGACTTGGCTCTGTAGTGGCACTCAACTGGGACTAT